GTTGAAGTAATGCCGGATTAGTTTCCCACGAACTACCATTCAATACATCGGATGATGGTAGTCTATCAGTTCTCATAACATTAATAACTTTCGATGAAATCGACATAGGATTCGCCGACAACGAAGGATAACCGTTTGGTGTGAAATATTGATATTGTACATCATTATAATTGAAATTAACCGCAAATATTGCTGCAAATATCGCAGCAACTCCCGCGCCAATTAAGAGGATAGTTATTATTGGGAAAAATGGCGCAAGAGCCACGAATGGTAATAAAGTAGCCCCCACTCCAGCAGATGCTCCCAAAACTACAACAGATAATGGATCTAAAGAAAATGCTGTAATATTTGAGAATATGTAAGACGCTCCTGAAACATCTTCAGATAAATCATATTTGGCGGCATTTTGATTTGGAGAATAAAAGTCATTATTAGTCCTACTAACCATAGAAGTGACTCCTCCAATATTTTCAATCCTTAACCTATTGATGTTGGAAGTAGCGTCCAAACTTCCATAATAACCTACAGTAGATGTTGTAAATCCAGAAAAATCATTTCCAGCCTCAAAGAAATACGATGGATAAAACATACCATTTTGGGTAAATGGTTGTACTGATATATTAGTTTGAGTTAATTTTTGTATCGGTATATTTAATCTTGTTTGAGCCGTAATCGTTAATCCAGGGTCATCAATATTTTTTCCAAATATTCTCCCAAGTCGATATTCATTTGTGTATTTTGGAGAATACGGGTCAACCCCTCTTTGTAAAATAAGAATATACTGATTTTCAATATCACTGAAAGCATTCAGAGGACTAATAAGAAAATCTTTATCGTTTCTACGATACCCTCTTAGTCTTTTTTTAGCCAAAATTAATCGTGAAGGGGCAGCTAATACATTTGGAAAGGTTTCTAATTCTCCCAAATTCCATATTTTAATAGCATCTGAAACAGTAATTGCCGTTACGACTTGGTAGTATTCTCTATCTTGTGGATATGATTGTCTTGTTATAGTACTTCCTGTTGGTAGTGAATATAAAACAGTTTGGTCAGATGTTTGAGTTACCGCGTAGTTAACATTAACAGACGTTGCGGCTTGAATTGTGGTACCTGTAACACCATTGACAACACCATTTTCAGTTTGAGCGGTATATAAAAAGTTTTTATCTGTTGTTGTTGCTGGATTTACAGATGTTAATAATTGACCCGATTCATAAAATTGATTGGATAAAACTGTAATTGTATTGTCAAAGTGAAATTTACCAAAGTTTGAACTCTGAGCAAAAGTGACTTTTATTTTATTCAGATTATCAAAATATGAATTTCTAGTGTTAAATATATTGATTCGTTCTCCAACAGTTAAACTTTCAGAAAAAGCAAAATGTTTGTCTTCGTCTGATTCATCAGATAAAAATCTTACTACAGATGATTTTGGAGTTTTGAAAATATCCAAGTCCGATACAGAGTCGTTATTACCAGCGATTGCTTGTGCAAAAATTGAGGATTTTACTTGTACATCTTCCGAAGGAGTTCCGTCAGCACCAAAAATTGATTCCAACCCCTCAAAATAACTTTCAGGAAATGACACGTAAGATAGAACTCCAGTAGTTCCTCCTAAAACTGCCTCAGAATTTACTTTTGATTCATTACAAGAACAAGATTGACACTCAGGATAAGTAATCATTGGTAATCTAATAGTGAAATTTTTAGTTTCACACTTAAGTCTTAAGGCATTACAAATAAACGCAAAGGGCCTGACTCTAAGAATTCTAACCCCACACAAGAAACACAACGCTCGTATTACTGTCGTATAAATGAACAATATAAAGTGGGACACTATTAATAGTGCCACCCCAACAAATTGAAGAACTGTGAATATTATTGAAAATAAAAAGAACAACAAATCAAAGTTTTTGAACCCATCATTCACAGGAAATTTATTGATTGAACTATCACATGAATCGTCATCAATTTCTTTAATCCCTATAAATCTTCCCCTTCCTCCTTTTTTATATTGGTCGATTAACGATGATACAGTGTATACCCTATTGAATTGAAACTCGTAAAAAGTATCTTCACAATTTATGATTTCATCGAGTCTTTCAATTTGCTCTGAACCGACAAATCCATCGGTATATCCACTCCACGCCAATCCAAAATAGTACGAACTTTGTTGTTTTCTTTTATTGATTTGATTAAAAAAATAAGTAGGGTCTGTGTTAGAATTCTCCCAACCATATTCTTTAACATTAGGTAATAAATAATGTGGTCGTCTACTCTGTATCGTTAAATCAGTTGGTTGTGTCCATTTAACCTTAAATCTGTATTTTGATTTAGTCGGGATACCAATCGACTGGTCGTTTGAAACAACTCTTTCTCCAAATTCATTGGTTATAACATAATCCAAATTCATCGGTAATTCTGTCAACCATGTTCCATCTCCATCAATAATGTTACCCGCTTGTTCCAATTCAAATACTTCCAAGACAGGATTACCATCTACATCTTGATCTGCGGTTTGTCTAATCGCTAATATTTGACCAGGTCCAGAAGTCAAATCACACAAATTACCCATATTATCTTTGGGTTTACAATTTTTTCTTAACCTAAACTTGTCAGGAGTAGAAAAAACTGACCCCATGAAAACCGCAGTTGGTTGTATATCAACATTCGCATCATCTCGTAAATCAAAATCTAATCTGTTGATTGATATATCACATATTTCAGGGTCACCCCACAAAGGAGAAATCTCAGCATTTTTAGTTAAATTAATAATCTGAGGTAAAGAATTCAAATCATTTGATGTTCGAAATCTGTTACCAGCAACTTGTGCTTCTGTAGCTAAACCGATTCTAATTAAATCTTGAGGGGTTAAAGAAAATTCCCCGATGTCAGAAAGATCAACGTCCATGACTATCGTTTGTTCTCCCAATGGAACACCCATAATCATATAGTCTCCGCTATCATTAGTTTTTGTTGTAAACTTATAATACTTGTCGTAAATTTCTACTGCAGTACTTCCTGTTAGAACATCCGATTTTGTCGGTAATGTTCCAGTAGCGGCATGTTTTGAATAAGAAGGAGTATATGGTAATAGATTGTATCGATACCCATCATTATTTTTATCACTTGGTGATTTGTATGGATAGATACTTGTTATTATTGGATTGGATTCATCTACCTGTTCGATAGGTATGAATATAGAAACCCTAGCGTTTGGTACCCCAAATCCATTGTTTGCGGTGACTCTACCAACTAAAACACCATAATCAGCACAACTTCTTGTGTAGATATCTGTTTGTTGTATTTTAAGAGATAAAATTTCTAAGAACTCAAACTCTTGGTCTAACTGTACATTAATTGATTTGTTAATACCAAGTTCGGTCCTAATTCTATATGAATCACCCATGTAATATCTTTAGTTTATAAATAGTTTATGTGTAATTTTTAAGAATCAATTAGACACACATTATAAATTATAAACCAAAGATTGGGATAATAAACCTATTAAGAGAATGTTGTGGATTGGAAGTTTACCACAGAAACTTTAATATCCTTACTTGGATATCTAATTTGGTAAACTTGGGAAGGTTGTGCAAAAATTGTATCAGCAACAGGTGCAATTTGTCTGGTTTCAGGATCTGAATATTGCATGGACGTTTCCGCCGAAGAATATTGTCCCCCAACATTATTGAACACTTTTATTCCCGCAACTGTAAGTACTCCATTTTGATTTTGTACAATACTTTGAATCTCGGACAAATAAACATTCTGCCCTAATTCCCTTACTTGTGGATTAAAATAGGTAGAAATTCTATCCACAACATCAGCAATAACTTGTCCTGAATTTTGTGCTGAAGTTAAAACAATCGATACTTCAATACTTAAGTCGATGACCTCCGCAGTAAAAATAGATATGTAATCATTCATCATTCTATAGTTCGACAGGTAAGTCGCAACGTTCTGCTTCAGAGTATTAGAAACAATGTTGGTCAATTTTCCTGAAGTATCATATGATAATAACTGAATTAAGATTTTATTATCGTTTTCTGTAACTGAAACTTTTGCAGGTGCTCCGAACTCTGATGGCATATTCCTGATGATAGATTCATAATCTTGTACTGTAACCGCTCTTTTCTGTGCCGAGAAGTTAAACGAAACATAATTTCTTATTTCTTCCAAAGAAGGTAGACCCGCTCCACCAATAGCCGCGGTAACGTTGTTACATCTTAAAGAATTAACTACGGATGAGTTTGTAAGTTCTGATGGTCCATTAACAAAGAAAGACACTGTTCCGATTTGTGTAATAACATTTGTTCCCAAGTTAGTACCTAAACCACCCCCAACTCTGTACTGAACAAATAGAGTTGAATTAGGTGTCAAAGCCGATCCTAAAGATAAATTATTTGAATATCTTTGTAAGTCTATTGTTGCCCCTAATGTTGTGAATTGATTCAAAGCATCTTGAGCAGTATTAGTACCTCCACCAAAAGTTAATTTCTTGAATCCTTCAGGAGTGTATTCAGTAATGAATCTATTTTGTGTTTGAATGTATCTACCAACTTTGATACCAGGTTGGTCAGATACTTTTGTAGGGTCTTCAATAAAGACTCTATCTTCTGCAAGAGCGTCCACCTCATACCATTTATTAGAAACTCCCAAGAATTCTGCGGTTGTTGGAATGTTGGTATAATCAGTACCACTCTTAAGTAAAACACTTGTAATACCTAATACATTTTTTTCAGGTAGGAATAATTCAAAGAATGGTTTTACATCATTTGGTGTTATAACTCTTTTGAAAACTTTAGTAATACCATTAACAACTAATTCTCTTTTGGTAATAGTATAATTTACCAAAATATTATTTGCATTGAAGTTAGGTATTTTTAATCTGTTAGGAAACCCTTGAGCATTGTATGGTGATGTGAAATCTACATCATATATGTTTTCAAATACAATACCAGCTCCTGATACCTGAGATCCTCTAGCCAAAGTTCCAAGATATCTTGCATCTTCTTGGTCTCCAAATGCGGGTACCGTAATAGAAAAATCTACTAAAGAAACTGATGGCCTTTGTCCTGGTAATTTCAATCCATAAGTTCTTGCAATATTATATATTGAAGATCTCTGTTGAGCGTATTGAAGGACTGTCTCTTGAATACTTCTATCAATATGATAATGTAAGTTATCCGCTACAGCAGCATTCAAGTCTAAAAATACTGAGAATACAGATGCATCATTAAAATCCTGAATCAGTTCAGGATAATATGTTCTCACATAATTTAATAACTCAGTTCTTATTCCTTGATAATCTCTGGTTGTATATGAAATTTTACGATTTGCCATCTATATTAAATATTAATAATAACAAAATCACTCTGAGCAAAAGTCGATCTGTTGTTTGAGTAATCTATTCTAATTTTTGCAGTATATTCCGAAGTTCCTTTACCAGGTAATCTATAAATTGGAGACTCACTCGTTCCCACTATATTTTCACCTATCATAGTATCAACTTCCTCCATAGGGTCTGCAGGTGTAATTGTTATTTGATTCAATAACAGGTTTGGCATAAAATTTTGAACCGCATCCCTTATATCTGATTGTATCGCGTCAAAAGTTAAACCATCAAAAGGTTCAAATAAAAATTCGTATAATCTGGTTCCAAATTCAGGTAAATAATATCTACTTCCTTTTCTAGTTAAAAGTAAGTGAATTAAATCAGATTTTACCTGTTGAGATTCTAGTTGAGTGAGTTCTAAATAATCACCTCGTCTTGAATCTTTGAAAGGAAAGTTTATTCCATATGTAAATCCATTTGCCATAAAGATAAATATAAGACCCTTGTTTTTCCTTATAAATAGCCACAAATAAAAAATCCCGATATATATCGGGATTAATTATTTAATTAGGACGAACAACCGAAACATTCGATTTCAATTCCTTCAGGTTTTGGTGGTAAATTCATATTACTATAATCAATTTTAGGAACCTCCACATTTGGTTTTGGTTTCTGTGTCTTTGATAGGTCCAACGCTAAGTGTTTAGCCCCAGTTGAAATCGCCTTAGTCCTTACATAATAACATAATGTTTTCAAACCTTTTTCCCACGAGTGAAAGTGAGATGATGTAATTTTAGACAACGTAGGATTCGACATATATATGTTCATAGACTGAGACTGGTCGATGAATGGTGCTCTATCTGCCGCCATATTAATCAAGTCTCTCTGAGAAATCTCCCAAATTGTTTTGTATTTAGGAATTAAATGTTCAATTCTTTTAACCT